GATGCAGAATATTATGAGAAACAAGAAAAGCGTTTTAATGACTTTAAAAGTCAATTACGGTTGTTTTAGCGGTGTCGGTTCTGGCATTGCTGGTAACTACTCGATTGCTCTATAAATGTACCTATATAAGTACTATAAGGAGTTATAGGCGCACCAATGGTTTGTTAATGCCTGTCACAACTATTCCATAAATATGTAACAGTGGTCATGAAATAGATTATCTCATGTAAATACAATGTATTAATTTTGTTACTAATATTTAAGCAATGGCAGCTCCAAAAGGCAATTCTTTTTACAAATACGTCACATTACCAACCGGCAAACCTAAAAAGTACAAGCCGGCTGAATTATGGGATATGGCCGTTAAATACATTGAATGGGCTGAAAAGAATCCATTGCATGAGATGAAAGTATTTGGTAATGGTAAAAGAATGAAAGTGCCTAAAATGAGAGCTATTACCGAAAATGGGTTTTGTCTTTTTAACGCTATTTCTATCAGCACATGGGAGCAGTATAAGAAAAATGACAATGGAGCCTACAAAGAGTATGTGGAAGTCATTAGCAAAATATGCGAAACGATCAAGCAAATCAAGTTTGAAGGGGCCAGTGCTGACCTTTTGAATCCTAACATAATTGCACGTCACCTTGGATTAGTGGAAAAGGTAGCGCAAACAAATGCATCCGGAGAAGACATTCAGCCTATGGATTTATCAAAACTAACAGATGATGAACTTAGAACGCTTGCTGAGCTGCAACGCAAGAGCGGAACTGGCAAAGCGTAACTTCAAAGATTTTGTCAGCTACCTAAAGCCGGGCTATATCTTCAAGGAGTTTCACGACTACATTATTTCACGGCTTGAGGCATTTGAACGTGGTGAGATCGCTAAACTGATGATATTTATGCCCCCGCAGCATGGTAAGAGTGAACTGGCCAGTAGGTTGTTTCCAGCCTACATGCTGGGTAAAAACCCAAAGCGAAAGATCATAGTTTCATCATACAGCGCAACCATAGCGCATGAATTCGCCAGGGATATCAAAAACAATATCAATGGCATTGAATACAGAGAGATCTTTGATACTAAAATCGGCGCATCCAAATTAGATGACGGCAGTTATTCCGATAGCAGCCACTATTACCATACCGCACCGCATAAAGGCTTTGTCTATGCTGTGGGTCGTGGCGGCAGTATCACCTCAAAGAGTATGGATATAGGCATCATTGATGATCCGCTGAAGGGTAGGGAAGAGGCAATGAGCATGCAGCTTAAAACTAAACTCTGGGATTGGTATATCAATGACTGGCGAACAAGGATGCACAATGAAAGTCAGGAGCTGCTGATTCAAACGAGGTGGGATAGTGACGATCTGGGCGGCAAACTGCTGAGCAAAGAAGGTGATCAATGGGAGGTGATCTGTTTCCCTGCAATCAAAACAAAGGATTACAGCGAGTATGACCACCGAGAGGAAGGAGAGGTCCTGTTTCCGGAAAAGCATAGCCTTAAACGAATCTTAGATGTTAAAAGTAAGTCTGAGGTTACATTTAATTCTCTTTACCAGCAGGACCCTAAACCAGATGAAAACATACTCGTGCATCCGAATTTCATTATGGTTAAGGAATTCCCGATTCAATCTATTGAGCGGTGGATCGTTGGTATTGATTATGGGTACACCAATTCACAAACGGCGATTGTAAGGGTTGGTATCTGGGGAAATAAGCGATACTGGCAGTGCTTGGCCTATGAGCCTGCTATAAGCCCTGAAAACATCTACAAGGCTCTGGAGGTGTCGGGATTGCATAAGACGATTATTTACAGTGAGCATGACCCTGCAATGATTTTGAAGCTGCGAAAGTTAGGATTGAGAGTCATGCCGGCTGACAAGGCAATCTATGCCGGCATTATCGAAGTGAACCTATGCGAGAACTATTATCTTGAAAGTGACAAGTGGATCAGGTTTGAGGTAACCAATTACCAGTATATCACGATCGGTGAGATTAAACTGAATGATCCTGTGGACAAAGACGATCACGCTATGAATGCCGGGCGCTATGCAGTCTATACGGATTCGCTAAAACATACTAAACGTAAATAAGTAAACAAAAACTAAAAATATATGAAATTTCTTTATTCAATTATCACAGTATATGCATTGTTTCTGATCTTGGAATGCTATTTGATTGCCAATCCTAAACACGGCATTGTACTTAGTAAATCGTCACGAGATGGGTATTCATTCACTTCAGGAAATATGCAGGGCGTAATATTTGGTTCTAAGGACGTTACTGTACTGACATCATTTGAGATAAAGACAATTAGCGTTGATGATTATGTATGGCAATCCGCTTACAGATTCAAGGTGATAGACTTCCCATATGAGGTGTGGATGTACCAATAATAAAAACAAACAACCAACTAACATGAACACAAAATACTTCATTTACCGCGCATTGGAGGTAACAGCATTTCTACTAATTATTGCCTTTGCAGCGTATGGTTTTTATAAATTATTCAACTAAAAAATAGTATATTTACGGTATGATTAAAATAAGTACTCTTTACAAAAAAAATCCAAATAACTTAGCGGAAGTTATTAATGAAATTAGTCCAGAAAATTCATGGGTATTTACCGATAAGGGAGTTATAGCTACTCGTAAATATGATGGATCAGCGTGTGCCATAATCAATGGGATTCTGTACAAAAGATATGATGTAAAGAGAGGCAGACAAGTCCCGGATGGCGCAATACCTTGTCAAGAAGCAGATTTAATTACTGGGCATCATCCACATTGGTTAAAATGTAGCCACGACAAAAACGAAGATAAATACTTTTTTGAAGGTTTTAACTCACTTTCTGAACTTGGCAAAATTGAAGATGGTACTTATGAATTGATAGGTGAAAAAGTACAGGGGAATCCAGAAAATGTGCAGGGGCATCAGCTTGTATTACATGGCTCTTTTGACCTTAATTTAAAAATTTCCGATTATAATTTTGATACGTTTCGGGAATATTTATCTGACATTGATATTGAAGGCATTGTATTTCATCATCCAGATGGTAGAATGTGCAAGTTGCGGAAGTCAGACTACCGAATAAAAAGATAATAATATGATACAAGCAAATGAAATTCGCAAAGGAAACAAGCTGCAAAGCAGTGGCGAAGAGTTCTGGCCGTTCACGGTTGAAACTATCCAAAATGATGGTATTAATGAAAAGTTTGTGCATGATGAGGATTATTTAGAGTCCGATCCGTCGCGTGATATTGTACTTTATGAACATTTAGCCGGCATCCCATTAACCGAAGAAATCCTTTTGAAGTGCGGGTTGCACCCAAAGGTAAATTACATTAAGGGTTTACAAATATGTGACGGGAAGGCGTTTTTTAGCGATAATGAATTTGGCCATAAGCAAGAAGATGAGATCGAATGTAAATACCTCCACCAACTCCAAAACCTTTATTTTGCCCTCACCGGCGAAGAATTAAATGTAGAATTGTAGAAACTTCACCCAACCAATAAAAAAAGCCCCTCATACAAAGGGTCTTTCCTCTTTTTAATCAAAACCAAATCAGACCAGATAAGCCTCGAAAGTATAAAATAAAATTAATATTTTGTAATTATTAAATACAATGTATTATTTTTGTTGTCGATAAGTCGTAGTAAAACTGCCTTACCCCGGAAAGTACCGATGCAATATCTGGCACGAGGGGTAAAGGTTCAATTGAAGAGTTAATGCGCTGGAAAGCAAAATACACCAAGGCTGAGTACAAACCGGGCACAACAAGACTCAAAAGAGTCTTTGCTTTTATCCCCACATATATCAATGGAGAGATGGTATGGCTTGAGACATACGATGTCCTGCAAGTCTATCACTCACAACAATACAACTGTAAACTTCCTGATTTAAAAGAGACCGAAGAGTCTGTTTTTAATGTGTGCCGCTGGGTAAACCTTTCCAAAAGAACAATTCCTAAATGAGCGCATTAAATAAGCAGGGCTGGTCAAATATGCAAATCCGCAAAGCCGTATCAATGAATGTCGGCAGCGGACCATCAGCAGGCCCGACTAACTGGAACTGGTTCTCACAAGATGTTGTCGATTTCTTTTCTCTGGCTACCGATAAGGACATCGTAAAGGGCATCACCGAATGTCCGCAGGTAGCAGCTATCCTTTACCGTAAATCACAGGCATTCGCCAATGGCAAGTTGCAAGTGCTCAAAATGAGTAATGACAACCTCGTTACCGGCAAGTTCGAAAAGTGGCAAAAGCTCGTAGATAAACCAAATATTCTCCAGAACGGTAAGCAATTTCGATCACAGGTTGAATTCTACACCTTGGCTTTTGGCTATTGTCCGATACTTACCATCAAGGTAGAAGACATGACTGGCGAGTTCGTCAAAAGCATGTGGGTAATACCTCCGCACACCTGCAAGATCACTTACAAAAAGATTCAGCCGTTTTACAGCGAGACTTTTAATGATCTGATTGATACGTTCGTTATCTGTGCACATGGCAAAGAATATCCGATCGATGTTAATGATATTTTTATTTACAAAGACATTACAGATACGCGGTCTGATATTCCACTACCTAAGTCCAGAATCACTACACTTCATTATCCGATCAACAATGCAGTGCTTAATTACAAAAGCCGTGCACGCCTGATCAGTAAGCCTTACGGCCTGCTTAGTAATGCTGCCAAGGATGCAATATCAACTATTGACTTAGATCCTGAAGAAAGAGACAAAGTGCAGCAGGACTTAAAAAATTACGGCACCGAAGATGGTCAGTGGGATATGGTAATTACCAATGCAACACTGCAATTCACGCCAATGATGCCATCTGTAAAAGATCTGGACTTGCTTAATTTAATGAAGTCTGATTCTGCTGTTATATGCGATGTGCTCGGTTATGAATACGACCTGCTGAGCCGTGATATTGGCGGTGTGGCACTCAATAATAAGAATGAATCAAGCAAGCTGCTGTATCAGAATTTTATCATTCCTGAAGCCGAAAACCTTGATGAGCAGACTGGCCAGATGCTGAAAGCTGAAGAGAACAAGGTTAAATACGTTTCTGACTTTAGCCATTTGCCAGTATTCCAGGAAGATGAGATGTCCAAAGCGAATACATCCAAAGTGCAGGGCGAAAATGCCACTTTCTTATGGGAAAAGAATGCAATCACTCATGGTGTGTATATGAAGCGCCTGAAGGAGCCAGTGGTTACTGAGTGGGAAAATCTTTATTTCTATCAGATGCCTTTCAACCAGAAGGCGGACAATAATTCAAATCAAAATAATAACGACAATGGCACTCAGCAACAATAAATACCGATGTGCAACTACGCACGATACACATAAACGCGGTGAAATTATCACAGCAGAGCAGCATAAAACTATTGGAAACCCGCAGTATTGGGTTCCTGTTGCCACTGATGAACAACTCCGAACCATGAAAGCCAACCGTGAGAAATTGGTAAACAATCAAAATGTGATTCAAAAATGATTCCGCAATTCGCAAATAAAGAAGATCTGTTTAATTGGTTCAGAGAAAATAAACATCTCGAAATGGCGGCGCGTAAGTCTCAAATGAAGCTTGCGGACGCTGTTACATTTATAGTAGGACCTGAACAATCTGAGCGTGCTGCTGCGGAAAAGGATGCCGGTGTTATCGAGACTATGCCAAGTGGCGTACTGGTAGCCCGGTGCATTATCAATACCACAAACATTTTGGACAGTCATTCTGATGTACATATTCCCGGCATCTGGAAAAAATCATTACAGGAAACAAAACTGATTTACCACCTGCAAGAGCATAAGATGCAATTTGACAAGGTTATCACTGACGAGGTAAAAGCATTTACAAAATCAATGAGCTGGAAATCACTTGCCTTTGATTACGAGGGCAGCACTCAGGCATTGGTTTTTGATTCTACCATCGGAACTCGTAATGAGTATATGAAAGCTCAGTATGAAGCTGGCTATGTTAAGAATCATAGTGTAGGTATGATCTACGTTCAGCAGCATTTCTGCATCAATTCAGATTCAAAATGGTGGATTGACGAAAAGGCAAACTGGGATAAATACATTGATCAGGTTGTCAATAAAACCGAAGCAGAGGACCGTGGTTACTTCTATGCAATCACTGAGGCGAAAGTAATAGAAGGTAGTGCAGTCCTTATAGGCTCAAACAGAGCCACACCAACAATTAGTATTACAGGAGCCGGTAAGACCACTCCTGACGATATACCAGAGCCGCCAGCAGGCACTCAAAAGGATTATTCCAAAGTAAAATTCATTTAAAACAACAAAACTCATTAAAAAAATGAAAAAAAGAAATTTAGTATTCGGGTTCCGACCCCAAAACCATCTGCCTAAGATGAACGGCAGAAACAGCTCAAGCCGCTTTGCTGCGTACAAATCAGACGGCAGCGCTCCGGCAGAAAAATCAGAGGAAGAGCAGACCAAAGAGTTTGAAGAATCCATCAAAGGATTTGAAGAAGACGAGAAAGCCAAACTGCGTGTGCAGAGAAAGCAGATTTTAGACAGCTTTAGCAAGCTCAAAGCCGAAATGATCACTCCTGAACAGCATAAGGAAAACCTGACTGCTATTCAGGAAGCAAATAAGAATGTTGATTCTTTGAATGAACTTATTGTAAAGCTCGGTTTAAGAGTTAAAAGTCTGGAATCCGGCCATGGTTCACCTGAGCAGCAAAAGTCTCTCAAGCAGCAGGTAGTAAAAGCCATCGAAGATAATCAGGAAGCCATTAAAGAAGCCTTTAAATCTGGTAAAAATGTTGAGATGGAATTTAAAGTGGTTGGAACGATCACTACCGGTTCCTCATTGAATCCTAACGGTATCCCTGAGCTTACCGGTGTTCAAAATGCGCCACCATCCAACGCCAATATCAGACCTGATAGCGTACTGGATTTGGTTACGACCATCAATACCAATCAGGCCGCATATGCGTATACGGAAACATTGCCAAAGGACGGAGACTTTTCATTCCAAACTGCTGAGGGTGCGGCAAAAGAGCAGATCGATTTCAAAACTGAAACCCGTTATGCTCAGCCGGTAACACTTGCCGCATGGGAAAAACTGACTCAGCAATCAGTTGAAGATATCCCTGGACTGCAAAGCATCGCAACAGATTTGCTTTTCAAAAAGCATAATCGCAAAAAGTCAAAAGCTATCCTTTATGGTACCGACCTTAATGGTGAACCAAAAGGTGCAACGGTTTACGCAGATTCATTTACCGCCGGTGCTTTAGCCAATACAGTGGTAAAACCAAATATTATGGATGTTATCAACGCAATCATTACGTCTGTGTACACTACGCACGACTATCAGGATGAAATGGGGTATATGCCTAATATTTGCTTACTGCACCCAACGGACTTCTTTATCAATTTCGTTGCTGCAAAAGACGATCTCGGCCGTCCGCTGTATCCGCAGGCAAGTTTATTCAATCGAGTAACTATCGGCGGTGTTACAATCGTTCCATCTGAAGATATCACTCAGGGTAAAGTATTTGTTGCAGACATGAGCAAATACAATGTTACAAACTACATCGGTTATAAAATCATCATCGGCCGTATCAACGACGATCTGATCAAAAACCAGTTTGTGATTCTGGGTGAAAGCCGCTTCCATGCATTCGTGAAAAAACTGGATGAAAAAGCATTCGTGTACGACGATATCGCAACCGTTCAGGCAGCGATCGCAGCACCGGCAATGGTATAATCATTTAATAATTAAAACTCAAAACAGATCATGATCACAAATAAAAAAGCATTAGTAATAGTAATTGCCACGGCAAAAGCTCCCTATCATAAAGCAGGACTTGAGTATTCAATGAATGCTGAAACGGCTGAAAAAATGATCAGTATGGGCTGGGGTGAGTATCCTTCTGAAAAGGGGGATACTCCAACAGCTTCTGCCACAAGCGATACTGCTACTGCTGCCAAAGAAACAATATCTAATAAAACATCAAAAAAAACAACAAATAAAAAATGAAACAGTTCCTTTTCCTGATGCTGGCAGGTTTAACAGCACTTATTTTGTCATGCAATCCTGTAGTCACTAAGGCTCAGACGGCACCCGTCCTGATGTATCGTAATATCGATACAACCTTCGCAGGTGTAGCGACCACCGCTACAATCACCACCGGCACAACTGACACGCTGTACGATGCGAATACATTGTATTCATTCTATACCAAAGTAGGGGCGCTGAATCCATTTACGAGCAGCAAGTATCTGATCACTTTTAATACCTTCAGAATAAGCGGCACAGGCACGGCTAAGGTATTTATTCAGGGTTCAACGGACGGTAAAACGTGGGTAAATATCAATGCCAATATGTTAGGCACTGATGGCCGTAATTCAGATACGTTAAATGTTGCTGCCGCAGTTGGTGGCGCGGGTACTTATTACAGCTATTCAAGCATGGCAGGCGCCGGCGTACTGCGACCGACTTTATCCGCAGCCGTTTACTGGGTCAACTCGCAGAGATGGTTCTATTTAAGAGCTAAGATAGTCGGGGCGGGTACGCAGCAGACGCTTTACAAAGAGTGGAAAGTCTACACATTTAATTAATAGTGGCCAACATTACCACATATGATCAATTTGTTGAAGATATCAACGTTCCAGGTAGCGAAAGGGCAAGCCTTGAGTTGTATATAGCAAAGTACGAGCCGAAACTCTTAGCTGAGATATTGGGCTATGAACTTGCTGTAAGGGTCATTAAATCATTTGATGACGCTGAAACTCAGGGAGACTCATTTGATATCTGGAACGGCAAGGAATTTACAGACAAGCACGGCCGCCTTAACAAGTGGCCGGGCTTTCGTTCTGCCGGTTATAATCCCATTGCATTCTTTGTCTATTGTAAATGGAAAAAGGATAACGTGAGCTATACCAGCAGCACAGGCGAAAAGCGCGGTAAATCAACGAATGCTGATAATACGGAAACAAATACCAAGATCAGAAATGCCTATAATCAAATGGCCGATCTTTTATTGATCCTTGATGACTTTCTGGTGCAGAATATATCCAAATATCCAAAGTATGTGGGTAGAAGTACCAGCATTGAAGATTACGGAAATAAAGCTTATTACACAAAGAGAAATGCACTATCAATCTAATGGGTAAAACGTATAAAAATACTCCGGTCGCACTTCCTGATATCTTCCGGCCTATAGTGGCTGAGGTGTCTGCAAATCTTGCTTCTGAAAGCAGTTTGAATATCGATCAGGTATCGTTTATACATGGCACTTTGCTTGACATCTCTTCGGAGTTGCAGTCATGGGCAAAGGACCCGACCAAGAAAGATATTGTTTTCCCGCTGGTGTGTCTGCTTTACAAAGCTGAGGAAAAGTTTGTCGATGAACACGAGCCGAATATCTCCCCGGACATCCTGATTTGTACAAACACAAAGACGGATTACAATAATAATGACAGGTATGAAATCAATTTCAAGCCGATTCTGTATCCGATATATGCCGAACTGAAAGCAGTAATTGCAAAAAGCAGCATGTTTTCAGGCTACAATAAAAAGTTCAAGCACACAAAGGTAGATTTACCTCATGCTGGGCAGGAATCCGCTCAGGGGAATGTAGCCTATGAGCTGCAAGACGTTATTGATGGCATCTATATGAAAGGTGTTGAGCTGAAGGTTGCCACGAAAAAGTGTGCATACATTCAGCCTAATCTCTGTGTACTCACACCATGTAAATATGGCCTTGACTGGTATTTCTATACCATTTTCAAGAACGTGACCTTTTCCGGTGTAGAAACAGCCATAATCACAGCATCTGTGAA